AGGTATTGTCTGCGGTTTCCCGTCCTACCGATCGTGGGTTCCGATTGTCTAAAGGTAAAAGTAAAAGAAAGATTGATGGTGCTATTGCTATGGTGATGTGCCTGGACCGATTAACTTTTCCAACTAGGCCACCTGAAGAGTCAAACATTGGTATTGTAGAATGGTGAGAGCCATGTTTATTGCTATTGAAGTTATCGGCTTGTTATTTATAGTTGCTGGTGTTTATGCTTATAGTGAACCGTTGGCTTACATAGTGTTTGGTGTTGGTCTTTTATTTGGGAGCTATTTTTATAACCGATGAGTATTTTTGCTAGAAAAACTGAAAAACGAGACGCTGCTTTAGGCAATCTTGCAGATTTGTTAGCTCAAAGAGATGGACTTCCTGCTTGGGCTGGCGAAAGCGTCACAGAAACTTCTGCACTTGGCGTGTCAACTGTTTTGGCCTGCGTGTCAATCTTAGCTGATTCGATTGCATCACTTCCTTTAAAAGTTTATCGTGAGTTCGATGACCGAAATATAAATTTAAAAACACCTAGATTTTTAAGAGTTCCTAATATGAACCAATCAAGATTTGAGTTCATCCACCAACTTGTCACTTCAATGGCTTTGCATGGGAACTCTTACGTTCTTGTAGACCGTGACTCAGCTGAGCGTCCAATTGCTTTGACTTGTTTGCATCCTGATAAAGTCCGCATCAAAATGGAGGGCAATCAAAAACTTTACAAATTTAACGATCGTATGTATTCAAAAAATAATATTTTGCACTTCACTTGGTTTACCTATCCTGGTTCTTACCTCGGAGTGTCGCCACTTAAAACTCAAAAGAATACCATTGGTGTTGCTCTTGCGATGGAGCGTCACATCGGTCAGTTCTATGGGCAGGGTGCTACCCCATCATCAATTCTTGAAACTGACCAGGCAATGACTAAAGAACAGGCTGAGGTTTTGCAATCTACCTGGACTAATTCTCACAATCGACAGAGGAAGCCTGCGGTTTTAACTGGTGGTTTAAAATGGAAAGCAATTAGTGATTCTGCTGGTGATGAGTTGGTTAAAGCTAGGGATCAAATCGTTAAAGAGATTGCTAGAGTTTATCGTATTCCAAGTTATTTAATTCATGCTGAAGGTTCTACTGGTCTTTACTCAAATGTTGAGAGTTCGGGTATTCAATTTGTGCGTCACACTTTGCTGCCTTGGTTGTCGAGAATTGAGGAAGGATTTACTGGTCTTTTGCCTGGGAGTTCCTATGCAAAGTTCGACGTTGCCGAATATCAAAGAGGTGACCGTTCAAATACCATTCGTGCTGCTCAAGTTGCTATTACTTCAGGCATATTTACGCCTAATGAAATAAGGCAGCAGCTTGACTATGAGCCTTATGAGGGTGGTGATAATTTCTATCTTGGATTGCAAGGAGCACCTGTTGGTCCTGATATTCCACCTCTTGGCCAGGATGAAGTCGAGCCAAAACTAACTGAAAATGAGGACCAATGATTTCTGAGGGTATTGCTCTTAATGAGTCAAGTCCAACTAAAATAATTTCGTCTGTAAATTTTGAGCAATCTGTTTATTTCCATAATGAGCATGGTTCTGCAATTTATCTTGGTGGTTCTGATGTTGCAACTTCAACTGGTTATGAATTAGCTAATAATGAAACTCTTGAGATGCGTATCCCTCAGGATAATGAGCTTTATGCGATAACTGGTTCAGGCACTGGTAGTGTGCATATCGTCAGGCCTGATTAATGCCTTATTCAATTATTCACGACCATCCTGAGTGTCCTATCGAGTCAGGGGAACCTGGACCCGACCAAGTTGGCGGTCATGCTGTTATTAAAGATGATGACGGTCAATTGATGGGTTGTCATAAATCTCATGAGTCTGCTGAGGACCAAATCAAAGCACTTTATGCTGCTGAAAATGAAAAGAAAAGCCTGCGGCATGAGATTAATGTTCCTGAGTTTATCCGCAACAATGCTGCTCGTGGTTTAGAAAATTTGCAGTTTGCTGGTCAAGGTTTAACAGAAAAAACCAAACGGGAGGCTCGTCAAATGCGTGATGGTGTTGTATCTCATGATAAAGCACTCCGCATGCAGGCCTGGTTCAAGCGTCATTTACCTGACTTTGAGGGTGAGGGTGCTAAAAAGTTTTTAAGTGGCGAAAGCGACCGCATGAGTCCTGGACTCGTGGCGTGGCTTTTGTGGGGTGGTTCTTTGTCAAAAGCTACCCGTCTTGATGCGATGCGTTGGGCTGAGCGTCAGGTTGCTCGTCATTCTGATGATCGTTCAATGTCTAGGCCACAGCCAACTAATCAAGCTATTGGTATTATTAAACGCATGAGCGAAAATAAAGAAACCCGTTTTTTTGAACTTCGGGCCGAAGCTGATATTGATAGCGACGATTTAATATTTACTGGTTATGCATCAGTTTTCGACTCCCCTTACCGTGTTGCTGACTCCCGTGGTGTTTATAATGAAACCGTAACCCGTGGAGCTTTTAGTAAAACTCTTAATGAACAGGATGATGTAAAGTTTTTAATTAATCATGATGGCATTCCATTGGCTCGCACTAAGTCAAAAACTTTAGAGCTGAGGGAGGATGAGCATGGTTTATTTGTTAAGGCCAAACTTGATGAGTCAAACCCGAAAGTCGCTGAGATTGCATCTGCTTTAAAGCGTGGCGATTTGTCAGAGATGAGCTTTGGTTTTCATGCTATCAAAGATGAATTTACCGATAACGGCGAAACTAGAACGCTCAAAGAATTACGTTTATTAGATGTATCTGTTGTTACTTGGCCTGCTAACCCAGCGACCCTTGCGACTATTCGTGGTGTCGATTTGGGCGAACTCCAGGAAGTCCTAGCCGAGGTTAGGTCTGACCAGGAGCCAAATGAGGACCAAGTTTCAAAAATAACTGAGGTGATTGGTCAATTAAGCGATCTCTTACCAAAGACTCAAGTTACTAAATCAAATAAAAGGGCTGCGGTTCGTGATTTAGAAATTTGGGAGATGCAGAGCCGTTCTTAAAAGCCGACTACTCACTTTTGCGAACACTCACAATTTGTATATAAAAAAAACTATTTAATTAGGAGTTAAAATTGAAAATTAAGGAAATGTTGGAAAAGAGAGAGTCCTTAATCACTGAAGTCAAAGGTATAACCGAGCTCGCCGAAAAGGAAGAGCGAGACTTCAATGAGGATGAAACTTCCAAATACGAAAGCCTTAAAAGCGAGATTAATGACCTTGGCGAGAGAATTACTGAAGCTGAGGAAATTAGAAAAGCTGAAAAAGAAATAGAGGAAAGCCGCCAAAAATTAGGCGTAGATGAGGAAAAACTCGACCCTGTCGTAGAGTCAATCGAGGAGCCTGGTGTCTACCATAGAGGCAGTGACCATGCATTTCTACAAGATGCTTTTAACGCTAGAAATGGTGACTACTTAGCTCAAGATAGAATTGAGCGACATCAAAAAGGAAACGGCGAAAAGAGAGACGTTGGAACTGGTGCATTTGCTGGTTTAGTTGTTCCTCAATATTTGACCGACCTTGTCGCTACAAAAGCTAGAGCGGGATCCCCATTTTATAATGCTTTACCAAAGGCACCTTTACCAGATAAAGGTATGAAGGTCGAGCTATCTAGAATTACAACTGGTTCAACTAATGCTTTTCAAGCTAGTGAAAACTCAGCACTTGATGAGACCAATATTGATGACACTCTTTACACTGTAAATGTCAACACCATTGGTGGTCAGCAAGATGTAAGCCGTCAAGCAATTGAAAGAGGCACCGACCTCGAGGCTATAGTTTTCTCTGACTTGATTTCAGCTTATTACACTGAGCTAGATAAGAATTTAATTAATGGTGGCGGAACTGGCCAACCTGTAGGTATCAGCCAAGTCGGCGGTATAAACTCCGTGACTTATACTGATGCATCCCCTACTGTTGGTGAGCTTTATCCAAAACTCATAGATGGAATTCAAAAAATTAATAGCAACCGTTTTGCTGCTGCTACAGCTATCATCATGCATCCACGTAGATGGGGATTCCTAGCTGCTGGTGTTGATGGAAATAACAGACCATTAGTATTGCCTGCTGGAAATCAGCCTGACAATGTTTATGGTGTTGGTGAGGCAGCTGCTTATGGCCAAGTAGTAGGTCAACTTGCTGGTTTACCAGTAATTGCTGACGCTAATGTTAGGACTGACCTAGGTGCTGGCACTGAGGATGCTATCTATATTGTCAAAGCTGACGACCATATTCTCTTTGAAGAGACAGGTAGTCCGTTCAGACTTAGATTCGACGATGTCGGTTCAGGTTCATTGACAGTGAAACTTGTTTGTTATGGCTATGTTGCTTATGCATCAGGCCGTTATCCAGCAGGTATCTCTGCAATAACTGGAACTGGTTTAATCGCACCTACATTTTAATTAGGGATTATTTAGCCAGGGTCCAAGCGATCCTGGCTAGATAAAATAAAGGAGTTTTAAAAAATGGCGAAAATTAAACTATCCAAGGAGCAGATTTCTGCTCTCAAGGAGGAACTCAAAGGCTATTTAGTTTATAAAAAAACTAAGCGAGCTGCTGAAGTTAAAAAAATTTTAAAGGATGCTGGCGTTCCTGAAACTGCAATGGCTAAGCCAAAGGCAGAGACAGCTGC